AAATCACTGAGCTGATTGAGATGCGTGTCAGCCAATGGAATGAGCGTATGCCTCAGCTCCAACGCCAGTCCTATGATGTGGTGCTGAACCTGACTGCTGACCTCGATACCGATGCGGATGGTAAGATTAAGCCAACTGCTAAGAACATACGGACAATATCACGCATCAAGGACGAACTCAATAGAGTCATCTTCGATAAGAAATACCAAGATGACCTCGACCTATTGCTGGAGGACTACAATGAACTGACCAAACTTCAGAACCAATACTTCACGGCAACGGTAGGCAAGTTCAAAGTGCCAAGCGTGATGGAGCAGATTCAATCCCTTGCTAAGGAAGCCGTAGTCGACCAGCTTGGTCAGGATGCGATAGGCGTGAATTTCGTGGACCCGGTGCGAGACATACTCGTCAAGAACGTGACAACTGGCGGAAGCCGTGCAGAGTTCATCGAGCAGGTCAGAGAATTCATGCTCGATACGGATGCTGGAAATGGCAGATTAGTGAGGTACACCAAGCAGATTGTCACTGACTCACTGAATCAATACTCAGCCAACTACAACGCAGTTCTGACGGATGATCTTGGCTTGGTGTGGTACAAATATGATGGAAGCCTGCAAGATACAAGTCGACCCATCTGCGATGCGCTGATACAAGCCAAGCGTAGCAAGTGCATGGAATATATCCACCGCAGCCAGCTCGATGATATCGTCAATGGTTATGTATGTGGGGAGCGAGTGCCAATCTATGAGAGGACCGGACTGCCACAAGGCATGATACCCGGCACGAATGCTGCTAATTTCCGCATCAATCGGGGAGGATACAACTGCAATCACCAATTGTACCCAGTCAGTGCAGCCGTAGTGCCTAAAGAATTGCGTGACGAATTCGCTAATTTGTAGTGTATATTTGTAAAGTATGGATCAGAAATTTTGTAAAGTAATGAAAGACGGAAAGGAATGGTTTCAGTTCCCATCTGTCAACGAAAATGAAGTCAGGATTATGCTGATGAAGCAAGGCATCGATGGTGTCTGCGACATCCTGCCAGTCAACTCCGGTGTGAAAGTCATCAAGGAAACTGTCATTGATATGAGTAAAACCAAGCCGAGCAAATCGGAAAAACAAATATGAATTTAGCTGAATTTATCCAATCAATTGCTGACCGTGTAGGTATTGACAATGCTGACGAATCATTGAAGTCAGTGGTCACAAATCCTGCGCTATCGACCGTGCAAGTTCCGTCTACTATTGCATCTGCCATGCAGAGCAAACTGATGACTGAGGACGAAGCCAAGTACAATCCAGTGGTGAAGAAACACTTCACGGCAACTGCTTTGTCGACCATTGATACCAAAATCAAAGACGTACTTGAATCGTATGAGTTCGATGACGAAACCAAGTCAGCAATTCTTGGTGAGCAATCTACTTACAACCGTATTCCGTTATTGGCGAAAGCTATCTCGGATGCAAGAGAGAGAGCAATCACTGCGACTGGAGGCGAGAAGAAAGCGTTGGTTGACAAAATCAACGAACTCTCTTCACTCTATAATGCAGAAAAAGAAGCTCGCAAGAAGGATGTCGAGACAGTCAATAGCCAGTGGCAATCTCAGTTGACCGACAAGGAACTGCAAGGAATGTTCGGAAGTTACAACTATGCACTTGACCTCGACAAGGATGTCACCGTAGCCACTGCACGGAACTTGTGGGAGAAGAAACTCAGAGAGAAAGGAGGCAAATACCAGTACACTGCTGATGGCTTGAAGCTCGTCAATGCAGAAGCACCTGACCTTCCATTCACAATTGACAACAAACAAATAGATATCAAGACATTTACGGAGTCCGTGCTGGCAGAGGCGAAGTTGCTAAAGGTGAACAGCCAAGCACCTGCGCCCACGCCTGCCGGTGTGCCAATACAAACACCACTCCCGAACAAACCTATTGCACCTGCTGCCAAGTCACAAGTGAGCAAAGCTCTTGCAGACTTCCGTGCAGGTTCACAACAATAAGCAATCGTTCATCGTGATAGGGCGCAAGCCAAGATAGTACAAAGGTCTTCGGACAACAAAAGCAGGGCGCAAGCCAATACAAATAGTACCAAACTTAACTCTTCAAATATCTCAAAATAAAATGGCAAACGGATATTGCGAAGCCCTGCTCTTGCACTTAGATAGCATCGCTGGGCAAAATTATCCCGGACAAAAAGTAACTATTCCGGGTTTCTTAAATATGTTGGTGACTTCACCTGATCGTCCTACTCCTTTGCAGGATGGATACGTTGGTGGTCACTATCGCCAAGTCAACGTGAAGTATATGCCACGCACTGTTGTTGCGCAGGTATCTACCACTGACTCCTGCGGAATCGACCTGCAACCTGCGTACAAAGAGACAACTGTCAGCGTGAACAACGTGGCTCAGACTGGTCTTTGGATTGCTGATGACACTGTTCGTCAGTATTGCGAAGATGCTTCTCGCACTGTTGCAGTTGGTCAGCCTGCTACGCAGATGATGACTGAACACCTGCGTGGAATCCTTCATGCGATGAACGGAATCTATCAGAAGATGGAAAACGTTCTGACCACTGCTATGGCTTCTTCATTCGGTAATCACGTTGCTACTGGTACTGCTACTGCCGTAACAGTAAACATCGAGCAGGACGGAAACCTGAATGATCTTGGCACTGGCTTGACTAAGCTTCTGACTGATGCTGCCAGTAACGAGTTCTGCGGAACTCCGATGTTCGTGGGTGCGCTTGGTAGCTTGATGCACGCTTATAGCATCCAGAAGAATCAGAATGCACTTGCACAAGCTATCGGTTTCGACCCATCAGCTCTTGCAGCTAACTTCCAGTTCTTCGCTTCCGGTCAGACTGGTAGCACTTGGGGGGCGCAGCACGTTGGTATGTTCGCTCCGGGTAGCGTTCACCTTGTCGAGCGTCAAGACAACGTAGGAAGCTTCGCAGGTCAGCGTGGCACTTCGTTCTTCACCACAATCGTTGACCCACGCACTCAGTGCTGGACTCCGAATGGTCTCGGCAACATTGCATTCGACCTTCAAGTGAAGTACATCGACTGCCCTGAAGATGCGAACAACCTGCCCAGCGGTTACCTGAACACTGAGTCATTGACTGGTCGTGGATACGCTCTCTACATCAAGAAGCGTTATGGTTTGTTTACCACTCCAAAGGATGCATTCGATGGCGGTGACCGTCTTGCTGGTAGCAACGGAACTCTGCGTTATGCAATGACAAATTCCTAATTGAATGGTGTTGTTGACCGGGCAGGACTTGACTGTACCTGCCCGGTAACGCACCTAACTCAACAACTATGGCTCACTGCTTAGACAACTATATTGGATTGCGTGGTTGCGGTAGCACCACACCCCCATCGGGTTTGTATGTGAACGACCTGCCGGGAATGAGCTTGGAGAATCTGGTCACGTTGACCAATACTGACGAGCCTACCTACACTGATATCTGGACTATGGTGCAGACTCGTGCGCAGCAGAGGTTCAGTCTTGATGTTCGTGAAGCTATGGGCAAGCATTACAAGTTGAACAGTCTCATGCAGGGAATCAATGTAGGCAATGATGTAGGGAGTCTTGCAGCGAGTACACCTGCACAATATGCAGGATTCACGATTGAGTTGATAGACCAGAACTATGAGTTTGTGCCTTCTCCCTTTGCAAGTATTCACGTGCAGCAGATAGTATTTTTTGCTGACCAGATCTATAATGGGGCGCAATTTGATATCGTTGATCTTGATAGTGGATTACAATTGATGACGTATATTGCTGATTTGGTATCTGGCAAGAATGTAATTGAAATCAATACAACATTTCACAATCTATATGTTAATCCATCTTGGCGAATAGGAGTTCTTGTCAATATGGGAATTGTGACAAATCTGCTCGATTTGGTTCTACCATACAATCGCTCTATGATGTCTTGTTGCGATGTGCGATTGCAAGGATTCACAAGTGATGGCGCAGTGTCAACAGGTTCATTCTCCAACAACACCTACGGCATGAGTGGTATTTTCAGTATCGTCTGCAATTGGGATGCTTTGATATGCCAGAATAAGACCTTGTTCAGCCGTGCATATTGGTACTTGCTGGGCATCGAAGTCCTGACTGAGCAATTGTATAGCAGCAAACTGAACCAGTTCACGACAGTCAACTTGCAACGATTGAATGAACTCAGGGCAGAGTATCAAGTCGAGTACAGTAAGTCATTGGAGCAGGTTGCAGGTGGCTTGAAGCTATCGTGCGACTGTTGTATCGAGTGCAATGAATCAGTACAACTGCGTGAAGCAACACAATTCTATTGATATGAGAAACAAATGCGGGTGCAAAGGCGGTAGGCGTGGAGGCAAGAAATGAGTGCCACGTACACTATTGATATCAAGGAATTAAAAGACCTGACGGATTCTCTGCTCAGCTTGGAGGAGACTGATTCATTGTTGCGTGAGATATCAACCACGCTTCTCGCTGAGATGCGTGACCGGATTCATGAGAGGGGAATCAAGTCAGACGGAACGCAGATAGGTACGTATTCCAATACTTACCTTGAGTATCGAATAGAGCAAGGCAAGGGAAGTGCCAGCAATGTGACGTTGTTCTTCACTGGGCAGATGCAGAATGATTTCAACGTAGCTCCAATTGGAGAGAATGCCTATGGATTAGGATATAGCAATAGATTGAATTTTGACAAGGCTAACTGGGCAGAAGACCGTTTCGGTATTATCTTCGAACCTACTGAGCAAGAGTTCCAACAGATTGAAGATGTCGCTGCTGAGTTCATCACAAACACACTAAAGTAATGCCATACCTCAACGAGATTGTAGACATAGTCAACACCACTCTTGCGACTGGTAAGTTGAAGACTTACAACCGCAAGCTCTTCGGTGTATCTGAGTTACTGCCTCGTAATTTTAACAACGCACAAGACACAATCCCTGCACTGGTGACCAACTTTGGAAGCACGATGTTCAGCGGATTCGATGACAAGTTCGACATAGTAATCTATCACCGCTGCCTCAGTACAACTATCGAGGAGGGTGCAGTGCTTTTCGGAGATGGACTCAACACGGCAAGAGAAGTGGCTGAGATGCGGATGCTTGTCTTTGGCAATAGAAAAAAGCTATCACTACAACCACAACAACTGAGTTTCCTGCTATCATCAGGCGTTCAGCAGCAGCTTGCATCCTCGCAGATTAGCAGCTATGCAGGTCTTTTCGGTTGTATCATTGAAGCGAACACAACGAATTACGATGGCGTTGGTATCTTCACCAGCGAATACAAGCTTGCAGCAAGTAGGTATCCGGTTCATCCGGAGCATATATACTTGGCTCTCGACTACACGATAACGACCGATTACGATATCACGTGCATCAACGATTGCTCTAACTGTTAAAACTAAGAAACAATGTCAGTATATTATCCTGCCAGTAATTGCGGAGGAGGGGCAATTCCGCAATACTCATGTAATCCTTGCCCAGAGTATGAATACTCACGTATTCGCTCGATAGCTTTCGTCAAGAACACATTCAGCTTCACCGATCCATCGGACCCGACCGAATGGAACACTGGTCTTGGCAACGGTGACATCATCGTGATCTGGGCAACCAGCGGAACTTATGACGGTGGTACTATCGAGGAGCTTGTTGGCTTTGGCGATGCAGAGACTCAGAACGGAGGCTCTACGCATATTTTAACCTACAAAGACCCGAACTCGACTGCGAACTGTAACTTCTACAACGCCATCAAGAACTCGTCTGACTACACTGTGTGGTTCAGGACTTCCAGCAAGATTTGGGGTGCAGGCGCACCAGTGACTATCACTCCGAAGATTCCGGTTGCTGATGACCTCAAGGCGGTGTTGACCTATGAAGTGCAATTGAAGTGGCAGAACTCAAGCCTGCCATGTCCTTACGACACTCCTGACGGCATATTTGACCAGTGCTACGTGCCAATCGTTCCTTGATGAATTATATTTGGGGAGGGTAACACCTCCCCACTTATTTGATTATGTCACCACAACAGAAACAACAAGTAGTCACGAACCTGCATCAGTGGTTCACGCTGATATTCCTGCCAGTCATTGCGCTCTTGCTTGGCGATATGTATCGAGACTTCAAGCAGACGAGAGATAAGGTCATCATGCATACTGAGAAGATTCAAGAACACGATAGGCGAATAAACAACATAGAAGGAAAGTTCTATGCTCGTAAGTAGCAGTAAGCTCATACAACTCTACGGTGATCCCACTGTCGCAACGCAGGACTGGGAACACAAGAACATGACCTACTATCGAGTGCCGGGTTTCGTCAAAGAGAAGAACCCATTTTTACCCAACGTGATCTATATGCACCGCAAGTTCGTGCAGGTTGTGGATGTTTGGTTCACGGCACTGACATTTGCGGACTTGATTCAAGAAATACGCACCTATGACGGATGCTGGGTAGTCAGGAAGAAGCGAGGAGGAAGCACACTAAGCATTCATTCATTCGGTATGGCGATTGATTTCAACGCCAGCCACAATCCCTTTAAGCATACACGCCAGCAGGCTATCGACAAAGGTCTAAAGCCGTTCAGCGAGAAGTTCATTCAAGCCAGTCGGCAGTACGTGGATTGCGGAGCTGACTGGAAGAGTCCAGTTGACCTAATGCACTTTCAAATCAAAATAGAAGATTCTTATGGAATTTAATCTCGACCAAGCACGATTATTCTATCGTGACACGCTACCTGCAACTAAGCCTGATAGTCTCATAACCAATCGTGACTTGCTCATACTTGACAATGGCGATAGCTACGTATGGCAATCAACCGGGTGGGTGAAGGTGACCAATCCATTGAAGGGCGCAGTCGGTCCGCAAGGTCCTGCGGGTCCTCAGGGTCCTCAGGGTCCTGCTGGCAGTGGTGGTGGTGTAGGTAGTATCGGAGGAGTGAGATATGTCACTACGTGGGCTGAATTGCAGTCTGCGTGGCAATCGTTAGGTAGTGTGCGTAGCATTCACCTCGCTGCCAACATAACCATGCAGGATACACTGACGATTCCTGCTGCGTACAATAACATACTTGAGTTGGACGGTCATGGCTTCACGCTGACGGTTCCGACTAATGTAGCCAACGGATTCTTCAGATCCTACAATAGTCTATCAGAAGCCAATGCAGGCATAGACTGTCAACTCCGCTTCAAGAATGTGACTTTCTTAGGTTCAGGAAGAACATCGAATGCAATAAACGTGCAGGCAACGTATGGCTCTTCATTCGAAGGATGTAGGTTCTACAACTTTGCAACCGCAATCAAGTGCGGATGGATGATGGGTACGCTGGTACATCAGTGCTACTTTTGGGAGAACAACATCAGCATCGACTTCGACTACGCTCGATTCACCGGAGGAAGCAACTCAGCAAGCCAGTGCAATCATTCAAAGGTCACAGAGTGCAAGTTCAGACACTCCGCAGGTCAGTTCGCAGCAATTCGTGCTATCGCAGTCAGTGGTTTGCAGATTCTTCACAACATCTTCGAAGGCGTGCAGGCAGGACCGCAGTACGAGGTATTCTTTGATGACAATGCAAGCAATGTGGTCAAGGAGGTCTTCATCTACGGCAACCACGTAGAGCAGCAGCCAAGCATTGCAGCGTTCCACGTAAGACTGAAGGACGGATACGCTCATGTTGGAGGAATCTACTCGCAGTACGATTGTACGCTCATCAGCTTCGATGCGAGTGCTTACGGCAAGATGATTGTCGACACCATACCATACCTAACATCAGGCACTAAGTTCAATAACATCAACACGGCAGGTCGCTGGCAGTTCATCAATCCACCTGCGACATTCCTTATCACGGATGCGAGTAGATGGCTGAGTGTTTTGCCTATCAACATAAGCATCAACGGCTATGATACTAATGGTCAGAAACAATACTTGCAAGGAGTCAGCGTGAAATGATAATCATCATCCCTCAGAACTCTCACTACTCAAACGGATGGAGTATTGGCAACACTCACTGGGGAAGGACCTCGATGAGTTACATGGTTAATTTCAGTGCATCGTGCTTGGAGTTGCCCGGAGTGTTTGAGTATGATGGAGACTTCAACAAGCTCTTCGGCTGGTCGTATGGGTGGCATCACCGCAATAGCATCCGCATTGGCTGGAAAGCAGTTGATAACAAGATACGCCTTGCTATGTATACCTATGAGGACGGCAAGCGATACATCAAAGGATTTGCTTGGGCAAATGTAGAGGTGATGAATCAAGTCTCTATCAACTATGACCCGGTGACTGGTGTCATCGAGTTCAAGTTGAATGACAAATCAGCGTATATGATGTACTCGAAGAAGCCAAGCATAGGATACAACCTGATGCCATACTTCGGAGGACAATGCACTGCGCCTGCAACAATGCAAATACAACTACTATGATTAAGTGGAGCAACTATTGGAAGCCTACAACCAAGACCATGCGAGCAGTCGGTGATACACTGCTTGGAGTCGGTACGCTGGCATCAAGCTACGGGATCATGGAGGGCGAGAAGGACATTGCGATGCTATGTCTTGGCAGTGGTGTGGTAGGTAAATTCTTAACTAATTTCACCAAAGATGAAGGTAGAACTCCTCCTGCTGACTCTGGCGATATGTCTGACGATAATCTACCACAATCGTGATACTCGTCATCTTGATACCAGTTCTCATCAGCATTGTACCTGCGTGTGCGTGGATAGCACACAAGTCAAAACCGAATAATAGATATGTTCAGTCAGAATCAAGAGGAGAAGTACATCCTTGAATATTTTAAAAACAAGGTAGGTCGATTCCTTGATATTGGTGCTTATGATGGTAAAGCACTCAGCAATACCTATGCACTGGTTCAACGTGGATGGACTGGGGTGATGGTCGAAGGATCTCCGAGTGTGTACGAACTGCTATGCGAGAACGTACCGAGCAATGATATCACCAAGCTCAACATGATAGTAAGCACGGACATCGATGCTGATGTGGTTTTCTACGATAATCTGCAAGCGACTGCCACGATGAACTTGGAGAACGTGCGAAAGTGGGAGAAGGAAACACCGTTCACAACGATACAACGCAGAACTACGCACTACGAGAAAATGCTTGAGACTACCGGGACTGAGTTCGATTTTGTGTCAATTGATGTCGAAGGAGGTAGCGTTGAATTGTTCTTTGGTTTGTTCCCGATCCTGACTACTGTGCAGTGCTGGTGTATAGAGCATGATGGCAATGACCAAGCTATTCGGAAGCTATGCAGTGGGTGGAAAGTATTGTATTTCAATGCTGAAAATATCATAATAGGGCGATGAACGGTTGTAACTTAGTAGTAGGATGGACCAGCTACTACACCTCACAATACTCATCACTGATGAGGACGAATTGACCGGGCAAGACAAGACCTATCGTAGGCGAGCCGTAGTGCCGTATGAATCGATAGGCTACATCTGTGAGGGTGTAGATAAGAAAACGATTGAACTGGTCTTGATTGATGGCGAGATACTGGTATCAGACGAGAAGCTTGATATCATTAGCGAACAATGGCAGGTTTGGCAGAATGACACTCGTAGATACTTCTTTCAATCGTTGAACAACTGATGAGCAAAGTAACTAAGTCCGATATCATACGTGACTTTCTCAGGACATATCCAAACAAGGAGCAGATTAAACGAGTCAGGCAGATGGCTCGTATCATCTTAGAGTCAGAGGTAGGTCATCTATTCAATGATATCGAAGATGTGCGTGGAATCTTGCGTAATGTCATCAACCGACCAGAGGAGATGGACTTGTCACATTTTGACAACTCAATTCTTGACAACTTACCACGAGTAGAGATTGACAATTCACCGTATGTCATCAAGGCTAAAGACATTCTGATACTATCTGACTTACAGTTCCCCTATTATGATAAAGATGCTTTTCGCATAGCAGTCAAGTACGCCAAGCAGCAATACAAGAATCTTGATAAGATATTCATCAATGGAGATTGGTTTGATTTTTATCAGGCAAGTGACTACATGAAGGACCCTCGACTCATGCGTGTCAAGGATGAACTTGATGGTGGGTGTGATCTAATCAAGATGCTACAAGACGAGTTCGGTGTTGACATAGTGCTGAAGTTTGGCAATCATGAGGAGAGGTTCGACAACTACATACTCAAGCGAGCCGGAGAGATGAAGGGCATACCTGAGTTTGAACTGCAAGCCTGCATACTCAAGCGAGTGGAGGATGGTCTCATCATAGTCAAGGACAAACGCATAGTCAAGATTGGCAACTTGAATGTCCTGCATGGTCATGAGTTTCGAAGAGGTATGTCATCGCCAGTCAATCCTGCACGTGGACTATGGACCAGAGCCATGACATCTGCACTGCAAGGCGATTGTCATCAGCCAAGCACGCACTATGAGAAAACGCTTGATGGTAGGATCTACGTGACTTATAGTACCGGGTGCTTGTGCCAGCTTAACGCTACCTATATGCCATACAACAAGTGGCTGCATGGTTTCGCACGTTGTCAGGTCGAGGAATCTGGAGAATTTTGGCTTCAGAACCGGATCATCACCAACGGGAAGGTATTCTGAACTGCAGATATTGCTACTGATAATCAATCAGTTAGCAAAATAGTTGTGCTTTCGTGCTTTTGAATGTAGGAAATTACAAAAGTATGTTTAGGTTTGTACCCATGAAACAACACGAACTCAAACAACTCCGCAGCGACCTCAAGTTCGGGGATGTCACAACCATCGCCAACGAGGTAGGATGTAGCACTGCAACCGTGCAGGCTGCTCTGCGAGGTACTGCGATGACAGACACCGCCAAGATGGTCATCGCCCACGCACAGAAACTCGTCCAGCAACGTGCTGAGCGTATCGAGTATCTCAAGTCAGTAATCAAACCACTATACAAGCGAAATGATTAGGATGCTCGTCACCAACTCATTCAGCCAGTACCTGCGCTGGTGTGAATTGCTTGAATCAGATTGTACTAATATATACATCACTGCCAATGGAACACTCCTCTTTTCTATTGACCTCTAAGCAATTGTCGATGCTATCGACTATCATCCGGACTGAGTTTGATGTAACGCAGGATGATGACTATGCAGACGAACTAATTGATCTCGCTGAATCTCTTGAACTCTATGAGCTTTGCGATGAGATGACGAAAGACTTTAAATTCAGATAACTATGACAACAACAACAACGCCAGCCACTGGTACTACGTGGCACACCGACTCGCTATGGCAGTCGGAGAAGCAGGACAAGATGATTCCTGCACTACTAAAGTTCCACCGCAGTGAACTGCGGATAAGCAAGGACAGAACAGTCCCGGTTGGAGGCAACAGAACACGGTCCTACACCACGCTTGACGAGATCCTCTCGAAGGTCAAGCCAGTACTCACCGACTGCGGACTTGTCCTCCACCAGTATCTTGCAGGGGGAGAGGTGGTTACCATGCTGACCCATGAATCAGGTCAGTTCATTGCCAGCAAGGTTGCATTCGTACCGATGACCGGGAATAACACGAACAACCTCCAAAACGCAGGTGGAGGACTTACCTACCTCAAACGCTACTGCATATCAGCACTACTATGCATCAACGCCGAAGACGATGACGATGGCGCAAGCTCTACCGGGTCGGTACTGATACCACTGCCAGACTCTAAGATTGCTGAGATGAAGAAGTGGATAGCCAATGGCGGTGACATCAACCAAGTGACAACTAAATACAAGCTCACTGCTCAACAACTGAAGGAGGTGACCAATGACTGAGATGCAACACCCCCTCGACATACGTGACCAAGTGATGCTTGGCTCTTATGATATCACCAAGCAATTGATTCAGCAGCACGCTGACCAGTTGATGGAACTAATCGACAACGGTCACACAGATGCCATCTCCATCGCAATCCAAGCCAAGTACCTGACAGAGGTCTTGGAGGCTACTAAGGAGCGCATACGTGAGCTTGTCTGTGATGAGCTGCACAAGTACGCCAAAGGCGAGGAATGCACCAAGCACGGTGCTACCTTCGCCCTCAAGGAAGCCGGAGTCAGCTATGACTACTCAGGCTGCGGAGACCCTACGTGGAACGATTTCAATGATACACTGACATTCCTGAAGGAAAAGATGAAGGAAAGGGAGAAGTTCCTGCGCAGCATCAAAGAGCCGATGACCATAGTCGACCAGTCCACTGGTGAGATAATAACTATTCACGCACCAATCAAACGCAGCACATCAACCTACTCAATCACATGGAAAAAGTAACATTTGAGAACATAACGAATAGGCAATTTGCCCTATTCATGTTCATCACACTAAGTCAACAAGCCGAAGGCTGGGCGTACTTTCTCAAGGATAATCTGAAGATGGAGTCCAAGATGATACTCAACCGCTACCTCAACGGTGCAAGGTCTCTGAACAATCACATCAAAGACCTCTATGACATGGACGAACTATCCGAACACAGTGCCGTATGGGGAGACCTGCTCAAGCTCATGTTCGAACTGCCACTTGAGAAGAAGCAACTGCTATATGCAGGCATGGTAGAATTTATTAACGGAAACATACAAATCTCAGATGAACCAACTCAAGCAATCACTGATACACTACCGGAATGATCTATTCGATAGGTATCTCGACCTCTACCAGCGCATCGAAGACTGGCGCAACGGAAAGTACCAATTCAAGACTCAGCATCTATACAATCGTGCGCATGACTATGGCAGGCACAAGCGAGATTTCATACATTTGTTGGAAGCTGAACTCGATGTCATATCTGCCAAGCTTCGCAAGCTTGACGATGAGATATGCCCAGTGCCATCAAACCTACCAAGTATCTATCAGCAATTAAGAGAGCCAGTATGATACACATATCATTGTTCAGCGGAATCGGAGGCTTCGAACTGGCTGCCGAATGGATGGGATGGCGCAACTATGTATCTTGCGACATCAATGAGTTTGGTAATCGTGTACGCAAGCACTATTGGAAAGAATGCTACACACACACTGATGTTAAAACACTAACCTATGCAATCATCAATGAACAATTATCAGCTCGCTATGGACCTGACTGGCGAGACGATGACATCATCCTCACGGGAGGATTCCCTTGCCAACCATACTCAAACGCAGGAAAGCGACTTGGGAAGGATGACGAGCGACATCTCTTCCCGGAGATGCTTAGAGTCATTTCAGAGGTTAAGCCAACCTACATCGTGGGCGAAAACGTTTATGGACTCACTAATTGGAACGAAGGCGTGGTCTTCGAAGAAGTGTGTGCTGAACTGGAGAGTCTTGGGTACGAAGTACAACCGGTACTACTGCCAGCTTCGGGCATCGGTGCGCCACACCACCGAATGCGAGTTTGGTTTGTTGCCTACGCCATCAACAATAGACATAGTTCCAACGGAAGAAAGATTTCAGAAAAGGACAGAATACAGGAAATCAATAGGCAGGAAATGGCTAGCTGGGAGTTTGACAGAACAAATATTTCAGGGAATGCTGCCGACACCGACAACGAGGGATCACAAGAGTGGTCAATCAATCAACGGAATGACGAGGAAGGATGGCAAGAGTCGAGCGGATCAACTGAACAATATACCAGTGATGATTGCAAAACACAGATGCCAAACTGGGACAACTTCCCATCAACTCAACCCACAATTTGTAGCGGAGATGATGGGTTTTCCCACCGATTGGACGGAATTACCTTTCCTAAGTGGAGACAACAATCCATAATGGCGTATGGCAACGCAGTAGTGCCTCAACTTGTATATCAAATCTTCAAAGCAATAGATGACACTAAGCGAACTCACACAAGCAGTCCACGACCTCAAGATGGCTAAGTATCCCCACTGCGCCAAGCTGCCTGAATACTTCCCCACCATTCCGTTCGTAGCGAATTCATCCAATTCACTCACACGCTGCATAGAAGCCTACATACGAGTGACAGGAGGCTACGCAGACCGAATAAATAACACTGGGATATATGATGCTAAGACTGGGAAGTGGCGCAAGTCAGGAACTCGCAAAGGCATCGCAGACATCATGGCTACCAAGAAAATACAGTACGATGACCGCATCTTTGCAGTGCCGGTTGCAATCGAGGTCAAGTGGGGCAAGGACAGACTCTCAGAAGACCAGCTAAAAATCAAAGCCGAATATGAAGCAGCAGGTGGAGTCTATCTTGTTGCACGGACTTGGGAGCAATTTGTGGAAGACTATAATAACATCAAGTAAAAAACAGAAATATTATGACCGAGGTTAAAATAACCGCATTACAAATGCTTATTCTTTGGGGGGATGATATGCTGAGTGAACAACAACCTTTGAATTTTTTATCATTTGCCGATGTGATTGATAAAGCAGAGGAATTACTGGCAATGGAGAAGGAGCAGATTATGGAAAGTTATTGTCAAGGATGTGCAGATATAACAAAAGATAATAGCATATTCCCAAGAGAAAAAAGTGAACAATACTACAAAGAAACCTATGAAGACTAAACTCACCTACATCTCCATCGGAGTCCTCGCACTCTTATGCGTATGGCTGGCTCTCAAGCCACCACGAATCGAGTACACACCTGCTCCAAGCAATGATTCACTCATCGCTCGCATCGAGCAGTACGAACAACTCAGCCAGTCCTATGACTTGCAAATTCATTCACTTCGTGACTCACTTGAGTTTATATACAAAGAGATTGACCTGAGTCGCAACCGTATCAAAACACTAAAACGTATCAACCATGAAAAAACTGCTGCTATCAGTAAGTATAGTTCTGACGAGCTTATCAAGCTACTCACAGAACGCTACAAGTAAGGACTCTCTCGTATACCTGCCCAAGCGACTGGTGACACTACTCGTGCAAGACCTCATCACTGCCGACTCCGACCGGGAGCAACTGCAACTGTGCGAGGACCTCAACGACCAGCAGGCTGCTGCACTGGAGGTCTCTGAGTCACTGCGTGGAAGAATGGATGCCAAGATCAAAGCAAAGGACGAACACATCACTGCTCTTGAACAACTCAGCGATGAGCAGGAGCAGTCCATCATCAAACTCACTAAGCAACTCAACAAGAAAACCAAAGCAAAGAGACTATGGACCACAGTCGCAATCACGGCAGTATTGGGAGGAATATTGAATCATCTGAGTTGGAAATATCTGTAAGCCACTACAAGCAAGGAAAGATTGAAGCAATCGAGTATATCCAAGCCAACTCACTGGACTTCTGCGAGGGCAACATCATCAAGTACGTAACCCGATACAAACACAAAGGAAGACCGAAGGAGGATCTTGAGAAGGCACGCTACTACCTGAACAGACTTCTGGAGCGATACTAACACAACCCGATTGATGTGGGGTATGAGGGTTCGAATCCCCCATCGGGAGCAACAACAACCAATCAACAAACTATGATCAACATCAACTATGACCTCCTCCACTCGTTCCTGCGCTGCCGTCAGGTCAACGGCATTCCCACCGCAGTCGACATCCTCACACGCATCGCTAAGACCAAGACCACGACCTTCGTGCCACCCGGCTGGAGATGGCGATGATTGTTGTATATTTGTATAAGTAAGTAGTAGCCCATACTTACATATATTCCGAAAACATTTATCACCCAAGTGGGAGGAGAGGGGCTACTCTCCACCTGCTTGGGTTCTTTATTCTATGACCAAACTATCCATATTCGCCACAGTAACGCAAACAAACGTAGGCAAGGAAATATCAATGCTCGATGCATTTGAACGCATACGCACCAATCCAAAGCAACGTGACCTGATACAAGAGATTCGGGGCATAAAAGACAAGAAGCAACAAGACCTACTCAAGAAACGCCTACCAGTCTATACATGGTCAGGAATATTCTCGCAGCGCAACGCAGCATCTATCCAAGAGCATTCAGGACTCATCTGCCTTGATTTCGATGAGGAGAAGCTTGAGAACATCATGCGAAAGCCTGAGTTCATACTTTGCTGCTTCCTATCACCACGTGGAACCGGATATAAGGTGATCATACGCATACCTCCAAGCATTGAAGAACATGGTGAATACTTTGATTCTCTTAAGGACTACTTCGACTTGTCTACACTCGATATCAAAGCAAAAGACATCAGCCGTGCTTGCTTCGATTCCTATGATCCCAATATCTATATCAATCTCAATGCTCCGGTATTTCTTAGCAAGTCAGTCATAACACACATCGTTGACAAAAAACAAGAAACCACATCACTGGCATTTACCTGCGAGGACCCCGATAGGATTATGCGGTACGTCCTCAAAGGCATCGAGAAGTCAGCAAGCTTCCGTAATGGTCGCAATAACTTCATCCATCTGTTAGCATCGGACCTTAATCGCTTCGGCATACCTGAATCACAAGCCTATCAGTTCTGCTGCCAGTACCAAGAGAAGGACTTCACCACAAACGAGATAGAGACAACAGTCAGGAGTGCATACAAACGAACAAACGAGTTCGACACCAAACGCATGATAGATAAAGAGCCTATCCACTACGCTCGCACACAACTACACCAAAGCAAACCATCATACGAGATACAGAAGGACCTTGAAACGAAGTATGGCATCAATCCAGCAAAAGCTAATCACATAATAGACGAGGCTTCCAAGAACGCAGATGACATCTTCTGGACCGAATACAAGCGTGACGGTAAACCATATTTCAAGATTGACAAGCAGCTCCTGAGAGACTTTTATGTGAAGAACGGAATACACCGATACAAACTCAACAACCAAACGTGGATGATTGTGCAGGTCCTCAACGGTATTGTCAAAGAGATAACT